GATGTCTGTGGCTTCTTCGTTTGTGGCTTCGGTCATCTCGCCGGAGTCTTTTGCGTAGAGCTTCTTGATGTCGTCGACGTTGATGGGTGCCGGCGGGACGTCCTTGAGCACGTGGTTTTCCCAGAAGTCTATGCACTTGGAGACGATGGCGTCGATGACGTCCTCGTCACGCTTGACTTCATACATGCGGAAGTCCTGGCCTCCGATGAGCACTGCAACGTAGAAGGTCTTGATGCCGGTGACGGCCATGTACCACTGGATCTGCGTTTCGTAGTAGAGCGGGATCTTGTGTTCCGTCACCACTTTGCCGTTGAGAATCTCGGCTTCCTGAGAGTCGCCCCAGTGTTCAGACATGTAGACGCTTGCGGTCTTGCATTCGAGCCCGATGTCGGTGGAGAGCAGGCGGCCGCACTCTTCAACCTTCTCCTGCTTGAGAACGGAGACGCGGCCAGCGATTGCGGGATTGACAACCGCTCGGTCGATGTTGCCGCGCATCCAACCGTTCTCGCCGGTGGAGAGCATGTAGTTGACCTTCTGGACCTTCATGCCGGTGCGCTGGCTGAACTCCTTTGCAACGACGTCTTCAAGGACCGTTCCCCAGTAAGCAGCTTGACCGGCGTCCTTGCCGGCCGTCTTGCCCGTCTTCTCTTCCCAGAGTTCGAGCGGCGTCTTGTAGGGATTGAGGCCGAGGACCGTTGCGACGTCCGAGCCGCCGATGCCCTTGGTACGTTCCTTGAGCCATTCGTCGCGGCTCATCGCGGCAGTGCTGATTGCGGTCATTGTTTCTCTCCTTAAAACGGGACTTCTTCCGGTGCGATGTTGTCTTCTGGTGCGGCCTTGGGGTGCTCGTCGTACTCGAGCTCGTGCACTTCGTTGTAGATAAGCCAGGACGCGTGCTCGATCGCTGCATCGAGTTCGGTTGAGATCTTGAGCGTGGCCTTCAGCGAGCTTTCGTAGCTGTCAGCGATTCGTGTTTCCATGAGTGCGTCAAGCACATTGAGCGATGCGCGGGGGTCCTGCCAATAAGCCGGCATCGCGGAGTCGTAGTGCGAAAGCACGTACTCTCGAGCGCCGTCCATGCTTGCCTTGCGGCCAAGTGCGTGAAGCATCTTTGCGATTTCTTTGATGGTGGTCATTCCCATGCTCCCGTGATGAGCGCTCCGGCGACGATGGCCAGCGCTCCGATGAAAGTGATGAGCGTCCAGACGCGTCCAGGGCGCTCGCATGAAAAAGGCTCAGGGGCTTTCGCCGGCTGAGCCTTGATCTTGGGCGCGGGCTTGAGCTGTCCGCGATGTCTCTGTTTGATCTTCATGTTGAAGTCCTTCGGTATGTGATCGATGATGCGGACCGGATCGGAGAAGCTCATGCTGCTTCCTCCTCGCGCTCCTGCCAGAGCACGCGAAGCTCCTCGAGGCAGTCCTCCATGATGTCCTTGTCGAGCCCCGCGTCGTTGGCTGCTTCGGTGAACTCTTCGATCGTGACGAGCTCGCCTCCAGCTGTAAGCGTGTCGAGATCGAGCTCGTACCCGTCAATGAGGATCGGCTGCTCGTCCGGATACTCGTCGTACACTGACGGGACGCCGCCCATGCCGAAATAGAAGCCGTTGCTCATGCGAAGTACCTCAACTCGAGAATGGTGATCATGGTTGACTCCAGGTCAGATAGCTGATCCAAGCACTCTCACCCGCATGGCTGTGTCAAGTGAGGAACGGGCAAGGGCGCTTGGATCGGCTTTCTTGAGGCAATAAAAAAGCCCCCGGCGTGGTGCCGAGGGCAGGAAAAGCAAAGCCCCGTCAGTTTTCACCGACGGGGCTGAATGTCGCTACGGTCGATTGCAATCTCGGTTCCGTAGAGGCCTTCCATAGGAAAGGACTTTAAACGAGTTCGGCGAACCGAACTGTGCCACTTCTGAAACTAACACAGAACGTCCCTAAAGTCAAATACCTGGAAGGTGCCGTTTTCAACTTTTACTGAACCCGTGACGCCGTATCCTGCGAGAACTCCCGTGAAGATTTCGCACATGGTGCCAGCGGGCAAAGTTAGATAGTTGTATTCGCGCTTACCATCCCCACCATCTTTACACAGGAGGGGGAGTGAAAGGCGCTTGTAGCTCAGTGTGTAAAGCATGTCGCACTTAGCCCAACACTTCAAGCTAGGGTACGCAGGAGAAATAGGTGCACAAAGATTGATTTCAACGTTGTAAGAGCGTTTTACCATCGGCTCTGTTGTGCTCAAGGGTACGAGCGTGGCATATCCGAAGCGATTGCGGTCCTTTGGCGAAATGCACACCACGGGGCGTCGCTTGACCATTTCTGGCTTTTCGAAGTCTTTCGGGAAATCGCAGATCAAGATTTGCCCGATTGCCGGTTGGAAACGGATAGGCATGCAAATTTATCCTTGGCAAAGTGAGATGTCAGCAATTGTACGTGAAAGCCGATCGAAGCGTCCTTGGTAAAGACGCTTCGATCGGCTTTCACACGAGACTCGGGTGTGCTCCTGCCGGCTGCTTGATCTTGCGATCCGTACCCCGGAGGCCCCTACGCGGGCGGCTGTGCCATCCCGTGCTAGCTACATGCAGGTCGTCGTAGCTCGCTCGCACTCGCCCGGCTGCCGTGCCGAGGTCTTAGCGGTCCGGGCCCCTTCCTCCCTTTGCTCCTCACAGCCGGCGGGTTAGGCCATTTGTGGAGAGGTTGCGTCTATTCAAGCGCTCTCACGTGTTGCTCTTTGCAGGTGCCCGCAACAGCGCTTGAATAGACCGCCTGAACAACAGGCGGAGAATTCGTTCACTTAAGAATCGTGAGAACCAGTACGGCAATGGCCGGGATGGCGAGCATCGCGCCGAAGAACAGGTTGACGCCGAACTCGATCGTGTCTTCATCCGTGAGCGTGCGCGGGTCGGCGCTGGGCGTCGAAGCGAGGAAGAAGTTGGTGAGCTTGGACATGATTGACTCCTAGAGAGACTGGAGGATGTTGTTGACGTTGCGGGCGACCTGCGAGTACTTCTGAGTGATCGTCCTTTGTGCCCTGATTGAGGGCGTCGTGAGCATGTAGAACGTGAGCTCCTGTGCGGCCGTGAAGCCCGCCATTGCGGCGACCAGCACGTCGTGGACGAGGCATGCGTCGCGGCCGAGGCGGTGAAGGCGGATGGCCAGCACTTGATCGAACTCGGCGGCCTTCATGCCTGCTCCTGACGGATGAGGCGGTAGAGTTGGATCGCGATCGAGTACTCCATGGAGTCCGTCTCGACCTTCATGTCGCTCGCGAAGACATCGTCGTTGGACGACGTGAAGGAGCGAGACGTGATGACGAAGAAGTCCGCCAGATCGTCGAGAAGGCACGCGGCCGCGAAGGGGCTGCGCTTGGTGATGTCGCGGATGAGCTCGCGCACGCCCCTGATGTCGAGCTTCTGGAGCCCTTCGGTGATGAGGTAGAGGTCGGCTTCATCAAGGCCGTATGCGCTGGAGATGCGGGCGTCGATGCAGGCGCGGAAGTCGTCGAAGGTCATGGTGTTCTCTTGCAGAAAATCGGAAAACCGTTTGTGTTTTCCGTAGTCCTTATATTACGGCAAACCGTAATGCGCCTGCAAGCAAAAGTTTCGGTATCCCGCAATGCACTTAACCGAAATCAAAGAAACGTAAAAAAAGCCCGCGCAAGGCGGGCTATAGGACGGTGGAAGGTGGTATGGGCGTTAGAGCCAGCTACCGCCGGAGCGGTCGCGGACGCGGCCGATGAGGTGGAATGTCTGCATGTCGGCGCCGGAAATCGTCTCGTCGGGCACCTCCGGATTGAGCGACTGGATGAGCAGTCCATTGATGAGGGAGCGCAGGACCTTGACCCTCATCTTGCCGTGAATCATGAATACGTAGACCTTGCCGCTGATGATGTCGGTCGGCGTGCAGTCCACAAGGATCTTGTCGCCGTCCCACAGGTAGGGCTCCATGCTGTCGCCGTGGACCTCGAAGGTCTTGCAGTTCTCGGGGTTGATCTGGTGAAGCTGAAACCACGAGCGGGGCTTGATGAAGCCGCATTCCTTGCCGCCAACTTCTTCAAAGACGGTGTTTTCGTTGCCGGGGCCAGCAGATGCTTGCACATGGTACTGAGGGATCACGATGTAGTTAGGGTCTGGGAGCGCCGCGCCTTCGCCTGTGTCCTCATAGACCTGTACCGAGGTCGAGCGCATGGCGCCGATGCCTTCAGCGAGCCAGGACGCATTGACGCCGAGGTACTCGGCTGCGCGTAGGGCGTGCTTGTAGTTGATTGCCTTCGTCTTTCCCGAGAACCAGTCCGTCATGGATGACGGACTCAGACCGCAGTGCTTTGCGAGGCCAGCCTTGTTCTTGTAAGGGGCGGTCAACTGGGCGGCCTCAAGAGCTTCCGCCAATCGTGTCGAGAGCGTGCTCATAGTCTTTCTCCGTGTCTAGGTTTCGGCATACCTTAAACATAGTTGAGGGTGTGTTGCCTGTCAATTACGGAATACCGTATACTAGCTCCGTAACATCATTTCACCTTCCCGAACTGATATGCAAGAGAACAAGCTCAAAAAGCCGAGAAGGCTCGATCCTGCCTTCAGCGCCCGCGTCATCGACGAGCTGGGCGGCACCAGCGCTGTCGCTCGTATCTGCGGCGTCACGCCGTCAAGCGCCAGTGAGTGGAAAGTGGACGGCATCTCTCGCGGCTACTTCATGTACCTGCGCGAGCGCTTCTCCCACCTTCCCATCATGCGCGAGAAGACCGCGCGCGACTTCTGATCCGACTGTCGGAGGTCCTATGAACTACTACCCGCACAACATCGGCGACTTTGCCATTGAGACGAAGTACATGACCTTTGAGCAGAAGGGCATCTACGTCGACTTGCTCGACCGCTATCTATCCACTGGCAAGCCACTGGCTACCCAGTGGGTCGCGGCAATCGAGCGACTGGCTAGCGACGGTGCCGTGAAGTCGGTTTTGACCCTCTGTTTTGAGGAAAAAGACGGCTTCTACTACCACGCAGGGTGCGAAAAACTGCTCGCCGACTATGCCGCAACGGTCGAAAAGAACCGCCGGAACGCCAGAAGCCGCTCGAAGAGGACTTCCGAAACCGTTGAAGACGAACAGTTTGAACCCAGTGGCAACCCAGTGTCAGCCCAGTCGCTAGCCACTGGGGTACCTAACCAAGAACCAATAACCAGTAACCAGAAACCAGAAAAAGAGGAAGCGCGGTCAAAGCCCGCGCGTCGTCCCGCGCCGAAGCTTGTCAAGCCGGAAGGCGTCTCGGACGGGGTCTGGGATGAATGGCAAGCCCTCAAGCGAAAGCTTTGCAAGTCCTGCTCACAGCGCATGGTCGACGCGATTGACCGTGAAGCCCAAAAGGCAGGCATGACGGTTGAGGAGGCAATGGTCTATCAGCTCGAAAAAGGCTGGAAGGGCTTTGAGGCCGAATGGGTCCTCCGTGACCGAGGGCAGTTTTCCGATCAACCCAAATCTCAAACCAAATTCGTCCTCCGCGAAAAGCGGCAGGAAGACCGCAGATACGGACTTTGAACATGCAGCAGATTTCTGAACTTTCGCAAGCCATCCCGGCATCGAAAACCGAAACGTTTACTTGCCCCATTCACGGTGACATGGTCTATGAGACCTATCGCCTGCCGGATGGATCCTGGAAGGCTCCGTACTGCCCGAAGTGCCGAGCCCTCGAGCTCGAGCATACCCAGCTCATCAACCGCCTGAAGTCCGAGAACGACACTCGAGCCAAGGAGCTTCGCCAGACGTTCTCGACGCCTCTCCCGCTCGACTATGAGTTCGCGTCTTTCGACACCTATTTCCCCGAAAGCGACGAGGAACGCAAAAACATCGCCGTCTGCCGACGCTTCGCAGAGCGCTTCATGGAGCGTGAGCTCGAGCGTGAAAAGGCTCATGAAGCTCAACAGCACGACTGGCAGACGCTCAACTCTATTGGGCTTTTCTTTCAGGGTAACTACGGCTCCGGCAAGACGCATCTGGCTTACTCGATCCTCAAGCGCCTGCAGGCCGACGGTATGACCGGCTTCTACATCACGATCCCCGATCTCTTTGACCGCCTCTCCGACCGCGTGAACGTGATCGACCTTCCGAAGATGATGGCCAAGCTCACCATGGTGACCTGTCTCGTCCTCGACGAGATCGGTGTCCAGTCCGGCAGCGAGTATGAGAAAAAGCGCCTCTTCCAGATCATCGATGGTCGCATCAAGAACGGCCGCCCCACGATCCTCATCAGCAACCTTGACCGCGACGAACTCAAGGCGCTCCTTACGCCGCGCGTCATGAGCCGCATCAAGGCCAGTGTCTACCCGCTCACCTTCACGGGCCGATCCCGTCGAATCGGAGAGCGTCAGAAATTTTGTGTCCATGGGATAATCGGAGCCCGCCAATCGGGTGCATCCAATG